CAATGCTAACAAAGCCAAAGCAGGCATTGGCATTGCTGCATCATCGCAAGCAAAACAAACAATTTTTATTGACGACACCGAAGCAGCACTTGCCGAGAATAAGGCTCGTGGTCTGAATGCTCCTGGTTGGTGGTCTTACTACACCTTCACTGATTGTGATGGTCACACTCGCCATAAGGCAGAGATGCTAGTAACAATCGCTGGTCCTGAAGCTAACTCTAACGAGACACAATCGGATGATGCACAGGCAGCAGACGTAAGCGTAGCAATCACCATCAGCACACAACCTGCAAATACTGCAGTTGCTGTTGATGCTGCTCTGACACTTACTCTTGCCTCTATTGCAACTCCTCCTGGAGATGCTTCCGTCCTCACGTATCAGTGGCAGAAATTGTCTGATGCAAATCGTTGGGCAAACATTTCTGGAGCGACTGCAACAACCTTTGAGGTTGCAGAATATGCAACAACTGACGCTGGTTCCTACCGTGTCAAGATTAACTCCACTAATGGTGCTACTGAAGTTATCTCCGCTACCGCAGTAGTTACTACCGCCGAATAATAAATGAAGTTCGATGAGTTGAACCAGGACAACTGGTTGATGTTTGCTATACGTAATTATAATAACCCGAACTCCGCCACGTATGATGACTTTAAAAAAGATCTAAATAAGATTAAGTGCGTCAAACGTTTATTTCGTCGTTATGAAATGCACGGTGAGTTGAAAGTTCATCTCATTTTAAATCATATCATCGTCATGTATAATGTATTTGATGATGCTGCAACGCCTCTATTATTTTATAAAATAGAGGCGAAACACTGGTCAAAATTAAAAGCTTTTATGCTGACCCTTAACCGCTTACCAGAAAGTCTAAACCTCGACGTTGATCAAGAATGTCTGAAGAATCTAAATCTACTGTGAATGAAATGATGGCTGGCGATGGCGCTGCTTTGTCAATGCCACCTGCTTTCGTATTTGTTAACCCAAAGTCTCAACGTAGATATAAGAAAGCCAATCAAGACAAGGTAGATGGTCGCACCAAGGGTGCAAAAACAATGCTCTCTCGTATACAGTCCCGCAAGAAAATGAAAGAAGAATTAGAAACACAAATTGTTGAAGCAGCTCCTTCTGAAACAGAGAGAGCACAGAAACAAATCGGTCAGATGAAAAAACTTGGCCGTTCTAAAGATCTGCAGAAGAAGCGTGACGAAGCGAAGAAGAAAATGCAGTCCAAGACGAAAGAAATGGACGTGCTAATGAAGGCTCGTATGTCTGACTTTAAAAAGAAGGCATCTGACCAAACAAAAAAACTTAAGAAAGAAGAAACTGAAGTGACTAAAGAAATTATGACTGAATCCACTGCACAACAAGATGCCCTGGACGTTGCACTCCAAGTTGCAACCTCCGAACTCAATCCTTCTGGTGAGTCTTCCTTTGCGAAGATTACATTTGGTGATGGATCTCAACAGAACCTTGATAACTTTTCTGCAAAGAGAATTGCTGCATGTTATGCACAACTCCCTAATGAGCACCAGACACAGTTTCGTTATATGCTCAACAAAGATGCTGCTACGTATCAGTCGGCTCTTGATTTCGCTGTAAGGAACGTATAGGTATGGCATTCGGTCTTGGTAGATTAGCAGTATTAGAATCAAAACTGGATATTTATGAAGACCTCTCGAAAGAGATGCTTGACAAGCTCGAAAGAGCAGTAGGAACAATCTCTGATAACAGTAATAAGATTGCTGTTATCTTGGAGCGTCATGAGAACAGACTGGATGAGAGCGAACGCGCTGACAAGTTGATCCTCAAGATGCTTGAGGAGATGAAAGAGAAGCAGAGTAAAGATAATGAAGTCTTGCACGAAAGAGTCTCTCTAGTTCAGAAGAAAGTTGACGCCAACGCAAAGTTTGTTGTCGGTGCAGGAGCAGTTCTTGTAACCCTTGCGACAATATTACAAGTGGTCCCACCTTTCATGAAAGCATTGACACCCATCAAAGCATCTGGTATCATGGGTACAATGATGAATTCAGTCGATGAGCTATCTGGACAGCAAATACGTAAGTTTAGTTAGCCCTCAACTACAACGATTTGCCAAGAAGAAAGAGCACCTGTATAACTTCAGGTGTCCTTACTGTGGTGATAGTAAAAAGAAGAAGAACCTAGCGCGTGGGTATATCTTTCGTGTAAAAAATGACTATGTTTATAAATGCCACAACTGTGGTGTTGGTAGAACCTTCACTAATTTTTTAAAGGATCAAAACCCTGGTCTTTATAATGATTATGTCATGGAGAGATACCGTGATGGTCTGACTGGGAAGGGAAGTAATACACCTGAACCAAAGTTTAATTTCAAAAAACCAGTCTTCAAATCATCTCATAATTTACAGAAGATTTCGGAGCTAAATAACTCTCACCCAGCGAGGCAATATCTAGAGCAACGAAAAATTAAAGATCTCGATTACTTCTTATACGCTCCTAAATTTAAAGAGTGGACCAACACACAAACGCCTACATTCGATGACATGAGAGGCGATGGTCCACGTATTATTCTGCCATTATACACAGCAGACAAAGTAATGTTTGGTTTTCAAGGGAGGTCACTCTCACCTAGAACCAAGTTGCGATACATTACTATCATACTAGACGAATCGCAACCTAAAATATTTGGTCTTGATAAAATAAATGCTAATGAAAGAGTATACATCACAGAAGGTCCCTTCGACAGCACGTTCCTTCGCAATTCGATTGCTATGTGTGGAAGCGACGTTTATGTCCCTAGTGGGACTGCTGACGATTGCTGCTATGTTTACGATAATGAACCCCGTAACACAGAAATCGTCAAGCGAATTAGTAAAACAATCGATAGTGGCGACTCCGTAGTTATCTGGCCATCATCTGTTAAGGAAAAGGACATAAACGACATGTACCTTGCTGGACATGCCGTGCAAAATATGGTAGAATCAAACACCTACCGTGGGCTAGAAGCTAAACTTAAACTGAACACATGGAAGAAAGTATGAGCATCAATGTACAAAAGAGAGATGGAACGGTTGAGTCTCTCAACCTAGAAAAGATTCATAAGATGGTTGAAGAGGCATGTCAAGGTCTCGGTGGAGTTTCTTCTAGTCAAGTGGAGATGAACTCTGGTATTCAATTCTTTGATGGCATCACTACAATCCAGATCCAGGAGATCCTGATTCGCTCTGCAAGCGATTTGATTGACCTGGACCACCCCAACTATCAGTTTGTTGCTGCTCGCCTGCTCCTGTCCTGCCTACGCAAGGAAGCATTCCATAAGAACATCTGGAAGGAGGGTATGCCTTCGGTGTTTGACGTGACTGCATATAATGCTACGGTCAATAGAGTCTATGATGAAGAAATTCTAGACAAGTATACTGATGAAGACTGGATGAAGATTAATTCTTGGATTGATCATGATCGCGACTACCTATTCACTTATGCTGGTCTACGTCAGGTTACGGATAAATACCTAGTACAAGATAGAAGTGCTGGAGAAGTCTACGAGACTCCACAGTACATGTACATGCTTATTGCATTAACTCTCTTTGCAGAATACCCACTTGCTACAAGACTCGATTATGTCCGAAGATACTACGACGCAATCAGCAAGCACAAAATCAACATTCCCACACCTATCATGGCAGGGGTGCGAACTCCACTTCGACAATTTGCTAGCTGTGTTCTTGTTGATAGCGATGACACCCTCGATAGTATCTTTTCTAGTGACATGGCGATTGGCCGCTACGTTGCTCAACGTGCAGGAATCGGTATCAACGCAGGCAGAATCCGTGGAGTCAACAGTAAGATCCGAGGTGGAGAAGTTGCACACACAGGTGTTATCCCATTCCTCAAAAAGTTTGAAGCAACTGTCAGATGCTGTACTCAAAATGGCATCCGTGGTGGATCAGCAACTGTCCACTTCCCAATCTGGCACCAAGAAATAGAAGACATTATTGTTCTCAAGAACAATAAAGGTTCAGAAGACAATCGAGTGAGGAAACTTGACTACTCAATCCAAATTTCAAAACTTTTCTACGAACGTTTCATGCAGGCTGGAGAGATTAGCCTATTCTCACCGCATGACGTACCAGGTTTGTATGATGCTTTTGGTACTGATTCATTTGACGATTGCTATGTGGGCTATGAATCAGACGAGTCTATTCCGAGAAAGACTGTCGCTGCACAGGAACTGATTCTCAATCTCCTGAAGAATCGTGCAGAAACTGGTCGTGTGTATCTGATGAACATCGACCACTGCAATTCACATTCATCCTTCCTGGATAAGGTGAACATGAGTAACCTATGTCAGGAGATTACTCTTCCTACAGATCCTATTCAACATATTGATGGGTCAGGTGAGATTGCTTTGTGCATTCTATCTGCTATCAACGTAGGTAAGCTGAAGCAATTTGATGACCTTGAGGATCTATGTGACCTTGCTGTTCGTGGTCTAGAAGAACTCATTGATTACCAGGAGTACCCCGTCAAGGCGGCGAGAGAGTCCACAATTAATCGTAGGTCACTTGGTGTCGGATACATTGGTCTAGCACACTTCCTGGCGAAGCAGGGGCACAATTATGATTCTCCTGAAGCAGTTAAGTCTGTTCATGATCTGACTGAAGCATTCCAATACTACTTGCTTAAGTCATCTAATCAGATCGCTAAAGAAAAAGGTGCTTGTGGATACTTTAATCGCACAAAATATTCACAGGGTATTCTTCCGATTGATACATATAAAAAGGACGTTGACGAACTAGTACCAAATGACCTATCGCTTGATTGGGGAACTCTACGGGAAACAATTCAGGAATTCGGACTACGACATAGCACGTTGTCCGCTCAAATGCCAAGCGAGAGTAGTTCCGTTGTGTCAAACGCAACAAATGGAATCGAACCACCTAGAGGGTATCTGTCCGTTAAGAAGAGCAAGAAGGGACCACTTAAACAGATTGTCCCGCAATACACGTCTCTTAAAAACAATTATACCCTTCTGTGGGATATGCCTAGCAACGCTGGCTATATTAATATTGTTGCTGTGATGCAGAAGTTCTTCGACCAGGCAATCTCTGGTAACTGGAGCTACAATCCAT